ATAGGGCAGAGCTGCGGGACACACTCTTTGGAAAGGTGTCCAATACGATTTACCCAGAGCTAAACAACGCTGAAGAGGAACAGTCCTTCAAGATCGGAGCGTACTCGCTCATGCTACCCTACGTGGAGAGGAGACCCACTGTAGAAGCTTACTTCCATAATAAGGAAGGTTCGGTCGATGTAAATATTCTTCGGAAAGCAACCCAAGTTGTGGCTCAGTACATGCCAATAGGTTTGAGTACCCTGCCACTGGCTGAGGCAGTCGCATCAATGCCGAAAGGAACCAACTTAGGTGCACCGTTCTTTACTAGCGATCGAAGGTATATATACGGTGTTTTGGAGTTGGCTAAGAGCCACAGAGCTAGTGAATTCAAACATGGGAAGACAGATCCCTGCTTGTTGTACTGGAGAGGTCAGCCGAAGGGTTTAGGCTTAGTCTCTAAGAATAGGGTCGTTTGGGGTTATCCTCATTGGATCACGATTCTTGAATTAGCTATCCAGGTACCACTCCTCGAACGACTAAGGCGTTATGACGCCTTTTCCGCTTGGAATGGAAGCAATTCAGTCAATAATAGCATCTCTCTTATGTTTGAAAACGCTGTGCAGCCTTTACTTTCTGTAGATTTCAGTGGATTCGATGCTTCCGTACCGAGGATACTGATTGAACAGGCGTTTTGGTTGATTAAACGGAGCTTTGGTCCGGCCTATCAGGCAGATATAGACTTTGTACTTGACAGGTTTCTACATATAGACCTACTTACGCCAGATGGACTATTAACTGGTCGAGATGGCGGCGTGCCATCTGGTAGTGGTCTAACGAATTTAGTTGATTCCATTATTCAGCTGATAATGTGGGAGTACGCTTCGATCATCACCGGTAATAAGATCCTTGATATCACCGTTCAAGGTGACGATGGTGTGGTGTCGTTTGTACGTACTTTTGATGTAGATAGCATAAAGAATGTTTTCTCAGAACACTTCGATATGGCACTTTCTGAGTCAAAGGGCTCAGTGTCACGTACAAGCGTCACATTTCTTCAAAATGTGCACTTAGCAAGATACCAACCGAATGGCACCTCTGTCGGCATACGTCCTATCATGCGTGTCTTGAATGGCATGTTATCGTATGAGCGATTCCATAAAGTGTGGAATGGTTATCTCGACACTATGAGGTGGTGGCAGCAGGCTGAGAATGCCAAATTCCATCCTGAATTCGAAAGTGTTGTCGAATTCCTATATGAGCGCGACAAGTATTCGCGAGAACTTGACGCCTCGACCGTAGTCAAGAGAGCCGGTGGAATAAACAAGGTTGAAGCCGCACTAAAACAACCGAGTTTTCCGTATGGGAAGGAGCCTCTAAGCGGCGTATACGAGTATGAGATCGTTAAGCGCCTTCAGACGTTACGCTCAGACAACGAAGTGGGTGGTCAGAAATGACCTAAATGGG